AGTCGGAAATTCGCGCCGGTAAGCAGCGAACGCCCGCTCAAGATCAACCGGCAAAAGATCCTTGTGCACCTCGCGAATCGCGCGCAGCCCGGCATTGATTCGATTGCGGCAGGGCTTCGTGATCTTGGTGAGGTCGACGCCCTCAAGCTCCGCAGCGGTTTGGAAGAGCCTTTCAGAGAAATAAAGAACCTCTCCCTCGCGCGCGTCGGCGCGCGAAGATTTCTTTTCTCTTCTATTCAATTCAGGCGCGTTGGCCTTCGGACCCGGCGGCGCCGATCCGGTGAATAAATCGCCATCGTCGGGCGGCGATTCGTCGGGATGGACTACCTTCCGGTTCTTGTCGCGTTGCCGCCAGTATTTCTCTGTGACTTTGCCGAATCCCACCCCCGCATCGGTGTAAAGCTTCACGAGCCCGCGTTGGTGGAGTTCCACCAGCCACGCTTGCACGTCCCGCTCGGACACTTCCCGCAGAGTGTGTGCATAGAGCACCGCCCGGAGCACTGCGGCGTCGGCACGAAACCGGCCGGCACCATCCGTTGCAAAAAAGACGATAACAAAAAGGCGAAACAGGTGCGACCGTAGCCCTTGCACCTCCGCACTGAGGAACACCTCTGGATCCGCCATGAACTCACGCAGACGGATCACGGCGCTACCTCCACGAGATTGGCTACTCGGCGCGCATAATCCACTGCACTGGCCGGCGCCCGGTTGGATCCCTCCAGCCCAGCATTCCAAGCTAGGGCGAGGCGAAACGGTGTAGGCACGTGGCCGCCGCGGACAAGCTCGCGCTCGAGCCAGTCGAGGTGGCGTATGGCGATACGTTCCTCGAGCAGGTGATCAGAGGCTGCGCGATCGAATGCCGCAGAGGTATGCTGCACCCACACGCCTGGCGTGATGCGGTAAAACCCAAGCTCGCCGGCAGGCCCGCGGCGCGCGGGATCCTTCACGCCCTCGGCTTCGCGGATGGCGTGCAATATGCGGCGATCCGCCGCGTGCGATACGGCACACAGCGCAAGGGCGAAAAAGACGATGGTCGCGCCGCGCGTCATGCGAATGACATCTCCTCCTGCATGGCGCCTTTGCCGGGCCCGGTGTGCTTTTTCGCATGACCGGCGCGCGCCATAATCGCGGCAGCAATGCTCAATTGGTCCCGCATCGGCAGCGTGTTGATCTGACGGTCCAAACGTGCGCGAAAACGGGCCACGGCGGCGTTCTCGTCAGCTTCCGGCCGTTCTCCCGAGTCCCACGCGGCTTTGGCCTCGTCGAGCGAACGGGCCGAATAAACGCCCTCCGTGCCGCTCTTCCCCTCGAGCACCACCACGCCAAGTTGATACAGGTCCGTCGTGCGCGGCCGGAAGGTGAGCAACGAAATCCCCGCGCGATCCGCCACCTCTCGCGTTGTGCCAGGCCCATGCCGCAGCCACGCCGCATGCACGCGGTGCATGTCCTCGGTGATGTGCAACAGCACGTCGCCCCAAGTTGCGTTGCGGAGATCGACCGGTTTCATGCGGCAGCAGAGCGTTTCGCCGTGTGCGCCGCGTCGGCGCAGACGTGATAGGAATCGATCGATGGCATGCGGCGACGACTGGCCCGGCCCTTTTCACGATCGCACGCCGCGATGTAGGCAATTTCCGCCTCTTTCAGTTCCTCGAGCGCCGCCCGGGCCTTCTGCAGCGCGGCTTGCCATGTCCGACAGGCCGCAACCGTGGCCACTTCCGGTTCGGGTGCCACTTTTGCCGGCGACGGACGAATGGAGCCCGATTGCACGAGCTTGGCGCGGTCTGTAGCCGTGAGCGCGAGAGAACGCATCGTGATTCTCCTCAGTGGCGAGGCCGACAGATTGATACCCAAAGCATGCCCCCCGCGCTGATCGCAAAGAGGCTAGACAGCGCGAAGCCGGGCCACTCGGCGCTCCTTCCGCATTCGCGCATAAGAAATAGAAACAGCGAAAAGTACGCGGCGAAGGTCACGCGGTATGCAGTTTTGATCATGCGACCCTTTCTGCCCGCTGCGCGGCGAGGTGGCGGATCGGCGCGGCGCCGAGCTGGCGGCGCCGAAAATCGGGAAGCGCGCACGCAAACACGCGGATCACGCGCGCGTTGACGCGGAGCACGGGGTAAAGACGGCCCGATCGGTAAAGCTCGCGGGTCGCTTCATAGGTGCCGAAGCCGACGTCGACGAGTTCCGGCGCACGCGCCGCCTCGTCGAGTGTGAGCGTGCGTGTGGCGGCAGCGGAAAGGGTGAGATCGTGCACCGTGCCGGTGCTATCCGTCCATGAAACGCCAGCGTTGCGCGTGCGCTTGAGCCCGGGGCATTCCAGCACGCCCGGCGCATCGTTTTCGAGGGATGGATTTCCGGCGGGTTTGTTCATGGGGTGCGAAACGTGCCGTAGTTGCGGCGCGGGCGACGGTGAAAGCACGGGGCAAGCAGGATGACCGTGGCCATCCCGGCCAGGTATCCGATCGCAACGCAAAGTAGTTGGGCGGCTGTCATGCGGCTTTCTTTGGTTTGGCGTTGGCGAACTCGCCCTCGGCGGACCAACGGGCGAGCCAAGCTTCGAACTCGGCGCGGTTGAACAGGCGGATGCCCTTGCGGCCACCGCGACCGCGGATGAGTTTCGATGGCGGGCGCAGCTTTTCGTCGGGCAGGTTGGCAAGCCGGCAAAGCGTCGACTGCGGGATGCCGTAAAGGTCGTAAATGTCGCGCGGGCGAAGCGTAATGGCGTGCGCCAGGTCACGCGCTTTTCGCTTTCGCTGAGGAATGGGCGCTGATGGCGTATTTATCATGCGGCTGGCCTTTCGATGGGCGCCATGGCATTGGTAGCGCGCTCAAAACTCGCGATAAGCCCTGCGTCGACCGGCCGCGGCCCCATCTGTAATGAATCGGAGCGTCCAAACGTCTCGATTCTCGTTTCGCCGCCAATGGCGACGGTGCGAAAGAAACCGGCGGCCACGGGCTGATGCGTCTCGGACCATTTATCCGCCGCTTCCTTGTGTAGCGTGGGCGCAGCGAATGCGATCACGCGGTCGAGATCGCGCACGCCCGGCTTCGGAGAAAGGATCACGTATTTCATGGCTCAATACGTGGCATGCACGCTGCCGTGGCGGACAGTGTAGCGGGTAACGATCGCGCGGACCGTGCCGCGCCGAACGCGCACGTTTTCCCGGCGCTTCGCGTGCCGCAGAACTGACGCTGGCACTTTGGGGGGTGCCACTGGAGCACTGGCCGGCGAAATCGGCTGAGCGCCTGGCTTCGGCTCAGGCTTCGCCCATGCGGGCAGAATTTTCGCGATGCGCTGGAAAAGATTCATGGCGGTGAAGCGGTGACCGCGGCGGGATGCTCAACCTAAACCCAAGAAAAACACCCACGCCGCGGGGTCCGGCGACGTGCCGGCGAAGTTGATCAGGCAGCGGCGGCGGGTTTTTCGAAAAAGAATCCGAAGTAGGATTGGCGGCCCTGCTCGAGCAGCGTGCGGGCTTGCTGCACCTCAATCGACGCGTCGCCGTAAAGCTGCGCCACTTCCATAAACCACCCGATTTGGTGGTCATGTTTGCGCATCTTGAGCACGGGGCGGCCCGCAGCGTCGACTTTCGGGCGCGCCTTGCCGTCGCGCGCAACTTCGAGGTGGGCGAGTTCGTGATGGAGCAGCGCCTTGCGGCTTTCCGGGCCGAACGAAAGCCACTGCGCGTGATCGATCACGATCTCGGCATCGCCGCGCCCAGCGGAGCGATCCTTCACTCCGAGTTTGCGGACCACCGCGGCACACGCGTAGCCATGCAGCGTCAGGGCCGGCCCTTCGCCATCGTGAGCAACAAACAACAAATCGATAGTCACCTCGTTTTTCTTGAGGTCAGGGCGGTGCTTTTTGATGAGCGCCGCGACGAGTTCGGCAACATCGTCGCCGCATTTGGAATAGGTCTTCATTCAAAAAAATTCACACGGGCACGGCGGCCAATTCGCTGATCTCGTGATCCGCTTCGGCGGAGCGGTGCACGAGTGCGAGCGCTCGGCGGATTTCCTTGCGCTCGTCGGCGGTCAGGTCCGCGTGCCCGCGGAGAAAGTTTTCGAGCACCGCCGATGCCTCGAGATCGTAGCACTCGGAGCGGTGGCCAGCGTCGCGCATCGCTTCGGAAAACCGCTTGGCGCTATTCGCAACATCGGCTACGATGTCGACCGCGACGTGCTCGCGGGCGAGGAAGCGGAACGCGCGAGCTTCGCGCAAAATGTCGGCGGTGGCGTGCAGCCACGCGTGCAGCTCGCGGCAATAGCCGTCAAGTAGGTGGGCGCCTACCGTGGATCCTTCGTGGGGGAGTGGGGATTTCTCCGAGTGCATGGGGCAAAAAAAGAGAGCCGTCACGCGGCGGCCGGATAACTGCGGCTCCGAGAATCCATCGCCCATTCGACCACCGCAGCGGTCCGCTCAAACATGGCGTCCGAGATAGGCTCGTCGCACACCTCGATCTTCAATCCGTGTCGGGCCGCCGCGATCACGGCCTGGCGCACGGTCGGGAAATGTCCCGAAATGCCACACCCGTGGTTGATTTCCCGAAAGATGAACCCCTTGGGTTCATGCATCAGCACGTAGCTGTCGCAGTAGTTTGCTGGCTTTCCTGGCCAAATGACGCATCGATCAGGAGTCGTCGAGGTGACGCGAATGCGCTTTTGGTTAGCTGCCGATAGCAAGGCGCCGCCTTCGATGCGAATGTGAACTTTGATTAGCGTGCTCATGGGGTAAATCAGCAGCCGGCTTGTTCCGGCATCTCGATCGCTGCTTGGCACCACGCGCCCGAGCAGGTAAACGGCTCATCGGTGTCGAGCATGCCCGGCGAACGGCGGAAAGTGGGTGCAGGAGCGGGATTCGAACCCGCGACCTCGAAGTTATGAGCCTCGCGCGCTACCGCTGCGCCATGCTGCAAAAAGCGTTCGCGGCTGGCCACCGCTGCTCCGGTGGCCAACCCCGCTGCCATATGGGCTGTTTGTTGAGCAGACATAGAAATCACGCGGCCTTGCCCGTCGCCCGGGCTTTTTTGCGAAGCGTTTCGAGCGCCGCCGGCAAGCCGACGATCTCAGCCATCGCAAGCACTTCGGCTTTCAGCTCGTTTTCCGCTGTGGGCCAGTGGCCATCGCGAACGAGCTTTTCCTTGATCGCGATGCACAGCCACTCGGACCACGCACCGCGCTCACCAACGATCCACTTTTCGCCCTCGTGCCGGCCCTTCGGATCAGCGGCTTTGTGCGCCAGCGCGAGCAGGTCCGCCGGTCCAGAGAACTCGGTCTTGGTGGCGTTGCTGCTCGGTGCGTCTTCGGGCATGGCGGTAACGGTAGGAAAGTTTCCTACCATAACGCAAGCTCGAAAATGGGAAAACCTTTTCCACTGCTCGAAAGCGTGCTCTGTTGCTTACATGCCCAGGCCTAAGAAACAGCCCCACAACCGAGTGAAGAAGGACGCCTTTTCCGGTCCGCGGTGGCTGCTCGCGGCGGCCAAAGCCGCGGCCGGCGTGCCCCGTGGCAACGAATTTTCGCCGTGGCTCGTCGAGGCGATTCAGGAAAAATTGAATCGCGATTATCCCGGCTTGCTCGACCGGGTGCGGCAGGCGATGCAAGACGGAACGCAGCCAGCCGAGGCGGCGCATATGGTGCAGGAATCTAGCTCGCCGATCGATGATCTCGTCGCTTGGGCGATCGAAATGGAGCGGCAAGTGCAGCGCGTTCGCGGTGAAGAACCGCCCGAAACTGCGTTGCCATCCTCGCGGAAGCCAAAAGGGCCAAGGCCACCGAAAGGGCAACGGTAAGCTCGCACTCGAGCGGCGTGGTTGGCTTTAGCATGCTTCCTGCATTTCTTTGGTTGCCCGCACTCATGACTTAGGGTTAAATCCGATACTTTGTAAAAACAAGTCGGGTAAGCCCCCACCGACATTTAATTACGGGTTATTCATTATTCACAATGGGCATGATAGTTTACGCGTTGCTCGGCGCTGTTTTCGGCTTTTTGGGCGGACTTGCTGGCTCGAAAAAGCCGGCGGTCGGTGACAAGATGAAGACTGCGGCCACCGCGGCGATTTGCGCCGCGATCGTGTGTGCGCTCGCCGCGCTGATCGTGCCCGAAATACTCGACGGGATGCGCGACTAGGCGGCGGGCACGCTGGGCACCTTGGCAAGTTCGGCGCGGGCCTGCTCCATCTCGATGTGCGTGTAGCCGCGGCTCACGTCCTCATCCTCGTGGCCGATAAGCTGCATCCGCATGTGTTCGTCGACGCCTGCCGCGGCGAGCCAGGTAGAAAGCGAGTGGCGCAGTGAGTGAATCGAATACGCGGCGAGCACACGGCCGGCGCCTTTCTCGTCGATGCGCTTCGCGTATGGTTGCGAGATCCCGACGCGCGGGAGGATGATCTCGCGAAAGTAGCGCGAGAGCTTGCGGCCAGGCATGGCAGCAATGTGTGGCATGACGAGCCCGGCGCGCGGCTGGCCGGCGGCGACCCACCGCTGGCGAAGGTGGTCCTCGAGCGCGCGATGCAGCGGCAGCCAGTGAACGTCGCCGTTTTTCGTGCGTCCAAGCCCGATCCGGTGTTCTTGAAAATCGACCATCGGCCACGCGAGTTGCGCGGTTTCCTGTTGCCGACCACCCGTGTATCCGGTCGCAAGGATGAACGTTTGCCAATCGCGATGCACGGTGTGGCCGCGCTTCGATCGTGTTCGCGGCGCGGTGCGGGCCACAAGAGCGCAGAACTGATCGAAAGTGAACGGGCGGCGCTTCTGTGCTCGCTTATCGGCACCCTTGACGCGCACGCCACGCGCCGGGTTCACCTCGATAAAACCGGCCACCACCGCCTCTGCGAACGCCTGCCCGAGCACGCTCAACGCCTTGTTCACGGTGGTGCCGCTCTTGCCCTTCGCCACCTCAGCATCGCGAAAATCAATCAGTACGCGCGCCGTGGCGTCCACCACCGGCATGCGCCGGCGGGGCCCGAGAAATTCGATGAAGTCCGCGACAATCCCGCGATAGTTCAGCAGCGTTTTCGTGTCCACACTCCGCTGCTGTGACGAAATCCAGCGTTGCAGAAACGCGTCCACCGGCTCGACCTCGGCGACGTGCACACCTGCGAGCGCATTGATCTCGGCGAGAAACTGCCGCGCAGACTGATCGGTCCATCGCCGCTCGGAAGCAAGGATCGCGGCACGTTCGAACGATGTGGCGAGCTGCTCGGCGCGTGTTTTATCGCTCGTGCCAGTGCTGCGCTGAACACGTCGAAAAATGGGTTTGCCGTCGATCGAAAACTTACCCGTTGGCAACTTGTAACAGGCAAACCAATACGCCGATCCATCCTTTTGTCGCACGGAAGCCATCGCACGCATGGCAACCGAACTGGCAACAGCGCGCAAGATTTCAGTTGTTCCAGTAATTCCATTCCACCCGTGCGCACTGCCAAAAAACGGCTTGCGAAGAATCCCCGTGGGGACGCCAGCGAAGCAGTAAGACGTTGACGTATAGTCAGTTGAACATACTTCAACCGACTAACTGGCAACAGAAATAGCAACTAACCTCCCCCTATTGCCAATTTCGCGCGCGCGTGCGGTTGAGGGCACCAACGGTCTCCGCGGCAAAAGCCATAGACTTTTTAGCTAATGGATGGGCGCCATTAGCGTCGGCTTCATTAGCCCGCGGCAATGCACGCACTCAATCGCGTCACAAGTAAGGTTATGCGGCCCTGCCGCCCTCGAAAACGAATTGGTTTCCGTAGTCTGACGCGATATCGATCACCCATCCTTCAGTCAGATACGATTGAACGCCTGCATCTCGTTTAGCTACGATGGCTGCTGTGTAATCAACCAGCAGCCGATATACCTTGGCATAAATATCGTCGCCTCCCGTCCTCAGTGCGGCTTTAGCTAAATAGGCGTCAAATGCCCTGCCTCGCACCGTAACGTGAACAGCATCTCGATGGACCGACTTCTCTTTCACGTTTTCGCTCGGGTACAAACTGAGCGTAATTTCTGCAATTCGCGCCTGCTCATCCAGCTTGTTGAATCGGTCGATCCTGAAATACGACGCATCATATGCGTCGAAAACTCGCTTACTACAGATGATAGCCATGATGAGTCTTAGGCCAATGCCTTGAAGCCAAACGCATATCCTTCGCCAGCGCCGAACGTTGATCCATCAGTGGTGTGAATGTGAATACGAGCGACGGACGAGCTGTTCAACACGTCATCGTAGTCATAATAAAATGACACCGGGCGTGCCAAAGCTGAATTGAGTTCGATCAGTACGATTTTCGGTTTTGCCGAAAACCCAGCAGGCAAACCGAGGCTGAACGTCTCATTAGTCGACCCACCTACGGTGGTATAAATACCTCGGTCCCATCCATCGGTATTTGTCGTGCTTGCCGACGTGGAAAGTCCCGATCCACCGATTTTAACTCCGGTCATTTTAGGACTCGTTTGCTGTTGCTCCATCATGGAACCGCCCGGCGGCGCCCAATCCCCCGTCCCCAATAATCCGAGTCTGCGCCAATTGCTCGCTACGCCAGAAGCGTTCACCGCCCGTAGTCTGACGTATGAATTTACTATCGCATCGGTGTACAACGCAACTTTTGTGCCATTAGTTTTTATAAGACCGGCTACGCCGGAACCGTCATCCACATTGTAATCCGTAGCTGCATCAGAATCGGTCGCCGTTCCTTTAATTTCCCAATGGTCGAAATCAGATGGGTAGAGATATCCGCCAGCCGAACCATATGGATTCGACGCCGCAGATTCCGACCATCGGAAAATCGTGCCGTAACGTCGTAATCCCGATCCATTGAAAATCGGTGGCACTTGTTGATTTGTAAATCCCGCCGCCATTACGCCGCCGTATCCATTGGCGTTTGTAGGGTCAGGTGGCGGGTTTGCCGCCGGAATCGTGTGATTCGTGATTGTCGCCCATGTAGGTGAAATGGAGCCGATACCATTTTCGAAGCTTATCCTAAAATCATACGCGTTGAGGGCCAAAAGACCGATAATGAACGTGAACACTTGGTCTCCTTTTGCTGAGGCTGCATCTACCCAACTGATGTCGGTGTGTAGTTTGTACTGAACGTGAACGATTCCACCGCTTAACATGAATTGATCCGCTGGTAAAGTCCACGATAGTTTAATTTTGGGCAGGTACGTGCCATCGGACTGCTGTTCGTACAAATCAGTGACAGATAAACCGGACGGCGTTACCACGACAAATGGGTTTGGCAGCGTGGTGTTTGGTGCGATGTCGGCCGCACGTTCCTCGCTCGGATTCCAATCATACACAGCCGGCGCGGTTTCGCGCATGGTCAGATCACAACCGATCACCGGCGTGCCACTTTGATCTTCAATCACCGGCACAAATCCCTCGATCCGGAATGGTTTCAAGCTCCATCCATAGCGATCAAATGTCTGGCTCACTACGTCCGTTACTTGGTGCTGCAGCGCCGTGAGCTTGTAATGCCCCACGAACGTAATCGTTTGCCGCAGCCGCTCGAGGTGAATCTTCGCGATGCGCTGCGCCATTGTCGGCGACACCGTGAACGGCAGCTCGATGTCGAGCCACAGCCGGTCGCCACCATCCTCGACAATGTAGCTTTCCGCGTAGCCCGTGCCGCTACCGGCGCCCGTCGCGGTGAAGATCGTTCCCACGTTGTTGTTTGCCGACCCGATCGCCGTCCAATTCGTCGAGCCACTGACAACGATCATCACGCGGTCGCCGTTCACGAGATTGGCCGCCGGGATTTGCTTCGTGTAAGCCGGAAAATCCGACGCCTGCCAGTTGTTCGTCGGCGACACATAGGTGCCCTTGACACCGTTCACCACGTCGCGCCGGCTTGGCTTCACCTGCAGATTCGTGATCGGCGCCCTAAAATCGTCTGCCGTCAAAACCGTCGCGTTCGGCGTGCGATAAGCACCGGCCCGGATGATCCACGCCCCGCCGATGAAGCACACGTCGCCAATCATCGCGGACCGCAAGGCATCCTGCACGTCGCCGCGCATGGCTGTCGTTTGAATCAATCCATGGCACTCATAACGCGCTTCCGTGCCGCCCGCCGCCAAGCTGATCGCCTCGTCGCAAATGTTGGCCGATTCAATCACGTCGGCGCTCGACACTTCGCTCACTTGCGCCCGGAAACCGAAATTGCGCGTGACGTTGCCGGCGCCGTTTTTCATCGGCACACCCATCAGCCAATCGGCATTGCAGAGCGCCGCGTTGGGGCTCCACTTCCACGTGCCCGGATCGCTCGGATCCTGTGTGCCGTCGCGCCAATCGTAAACTTTCCGGCCCTTGATCAAACGCGTGATCACCGGAATGCCGGCGCCGGCCACGTTCTGATCATACTTGATCCGGAAATAGTCGTAAGCCCTGCCCTGCAACCGCGCCGTGCTGGGCCAAAAGCTCGAGCCGAATGCGGCCTGTACATCCGTGTCGACCGTCTGATTCCACGCGCCCAAGTGCGATTTGACCGTCATCAGGCCGGCATATTTGCCGCTCGTCACATTGCCCGAGCCGTCGACCGTTGCCGCTTCGCCGGCCACGTTGAGCTGCCCGAACGTATCGCACTCGTGGCACGCATAAACGAGCAAAAAGTGCAGATATTCGTTATTCGGCCCGGTCACGCCCAGCGGGTAGAAGATGCCCGACACCTGAATCTGCCCGTAAATGATGCGGTGGCTCTCGCTCGTGCCCTGCACCATCATCTGCGTACCGGTCGAGCGCACCGAGCCCATTTGAGGTTTGGGACTTAGTGCATAGGCGACTTTCGAAATTCCATAGTATAGCGCTGCAGTGGCAATATACTCCGCCGCAACGCCGACCGCAGTAGATACCGCACCTATTCCGAAAGCTGCGGTGGCTAGGCCTTGCGCCAACGTCGCTACAAATTCAATTACGGGCGGCATTATCCAACCCTCCACGCGCGCCGGCACTGCGCAATCGGCACGAACACCAAGCCATTCGGGCCGGCCCCGGCGGCTTTCTGGCCGATGCAAATGCCCAACGCGGGCCCGCAAACCCGCTTATCTGCGCGTTTGTCGGCCGGCGGAACGTCGAGCACCACGACGTCGCCACGCTGGGCCAGAAACGCGCTTTCCAGCCTCGCCAGGCCATGCCGAGCGGCCAATTGGTCCATCAGACCATTGATCCCGCCAAGCGGGCGCAAAACGCGCTCCGCGCCCGTTGCGGTGCGGTATTTGCCTCGCCATTCGGCCGCCAAATCCTCGCCCGTTAGTTCTTGTACCACATCGGCGGCGAACAGGCAGCAATCCTGCTTACCCCACCGAAACGCCGTCTCCCGGCGAGCCTCTACAATTTTCGCGAGCAACGTGGCCCAATTAAATTTTCGAACAAGGCTCATGGTATGTTTTCAAAACCAACCATTTGGCCGCTCCCACTGCCTTGCGTCACGCCGCTGTTCGGCTGGCCCCATGCAAGGATCCGCTGGCCAGTCGATGCGAGATAAGCCAAGCCGGTATCCCCTGGAAAATCAATCTGCTGATCGGCATCGTTTACCCGCCGATCGTCGTTTTGGTTGGGCGCGTAGTTCTTCGACTCGGCGTGGACCGCAACGTCGAACGTCTGGCCGTCGTCTCGCACGATTTCGATTAGGTCCATCCGCCCGGTGAAAATCGGATACGGGTCCGCGATTACCGTTCCTGCCGATGTGTCGCGCATACCGAGCCATGCCTGCACCGCGCGACCGGAGTAGTTGTCGGCGAATACCGCCGCGATCAGCGTGCTGCGCGCACCCGTGAGCGTGAACACCGGGCCGTTGGCCTGCGTTTCCACGCTTTCCGTGAGTCCGGTCACGTTGCCGCACTGCCCGAGCCCTAGCCAGGTGTGCCCATTCCACGTAATTGGCCCCACGCCCGACCACACGTAAACGGGCCCGGAGTAGAAATCGAAGAACACAAACCACACCGGATTGCGCAGCTTCGCAACCGATGCAGCTTTGACGCCCGTTGTCAGTGCGCGGCTCACGGGTTCAGCGCCTCCATGGCTTGGAAAGCCAACCCTTTCACGAGGCGCGTGCGATCGATCGTCCAACCCGGCGGCGCCATCAGCCGGAACACACCCACCGGATTGTTGACCGTGATAGGCGTGTTGTCCGCGAAGGCTGTCCGATACTGCAGCCGCGGGCGAATCGTCAGGGTGGCGTTGCCGCCCGCGTCGCTGTTCGCGTCCGCCACCACCATGAACAGCCTGGAATTACCGCCGGTGCCGATCTGAATCCAATCACCCGCGAGCAGGATGCCTGTTTTGCTCGGCGTCCATCCGTCCGTCACCAGATCCTCGCCGGTCTGATTAGCCCCGTTGATCAATGGCGTGCCAGTGCCCACGCCACGCGGCGTTTTCCATGCCGTGTCTCCGAGGTAAAACGTGCCCACCGGCCCCTCGAGCGAGTTCAACGCCGCCACCCACGCCGCCGCCGCCGCTTCGCGCTTCATCGGCGGCAAATCGATCGTGGCCTGCAATAGCCGCAGCCCCGTGTCCTGCACATTTTCCACGCCCGAAAACGGCGAACGCTCCGCCGCAGCCCCCACCATCGGCTTAAAGTCGATATTGCAGGCGCTCTTGCTCGAAAACGGCAGCGTGATTGGAAACGAAATAGGCATGGTTCATCCCATTGCTCGGCGGAATCCCGAGGATCGGAAATTGCGCTGCACCACCGCGCCCACCGCGATCGGCGCAATGCTCGCGTGCACCTGCTGCAGTGCCGCCCACAGTTGCGCGATGCCTGCGCGGTCGGCCCCACGAGCATCGATGTAATAAGTGCCGCCGCCGCGACCGCTCATTAACGCGCTCGTGAGACCGGCCGGCAAAACCGTACCCGAAGTTTTCGGTATTGAAATCTCAGGGCCTTCTTCCCCAAAAATCGCAGGTTCTCCGGCTGGCGCGTAGCCTCCTGCCGCATGTTTGGGCAATCCATAATTAGAAAGTGCGGAACCGACCGCGTCGAAACCCAATCCTGAAAACACGCCGCCAAAGCTCCGAATCAGAGGATTTACCACTTCAAGCTCGAGGACAATCTGCTCTAGCTGATCAATAACGACGTTTTTTAGATTCCTCCATCCCCCTTCAGCTCCTTTAAGCGCGTCAACCATTGATGCTGAAATCCCCGAGGCCGCAGAGCCTACGTGGCGTTCAATTTCCTCATTCATCCGTTGTTGCTGCGATACAAACGTTTTTTCATTACGATCGATATCAGAAAAAAAGTTATCGAGGGCTGCGTTCACGCGCCGCATTTTATCCTCCGACATCTCATTATTCAGGTTTGCGATCGCACGCGCCGCTTGGTCCGCAGTAACAGCACCAGTGGCTAGCAACTTATTTACCTGATCTATTTGTGTTGTAAATTTTAGAGTTGGATCCGCAATTTCTTTGTATTTGTCAGCTAGCTTTGTTGTTTCCTCGCGATGCTTTTGCGTCTCATCATTCGCTTTCTTTTGTTTTTCAACAAGTTGATCGAAAGCCTTTTCCTGCTCCTTGAGCGCGGACTCCAAACCCTTCTCGTGTTTGGTATCCTCCGCCTCGTGCAGCTTTTCGATGGCCTTCTGCACTTCTTCGATCTTTTTGCGGTTGTTTTCGAACTCGACAGCCAACTCCGCCCACTTTTTCTGCGCCTCGTCAGCTGCAGCACCGGCAATATCGCCGATGCCTTTCATCGTGTGGCCATAGCCATACTTTCCTTCAAACGGATCGAATGCGGATCCGCTGATCGTGCCACGCGGAGTATTGTAAAGCGTACCGATATCAGCGATTGCCGCCGTCCGTCTCGCTTCCTGCTCGGCCATCTTAGCCGCAATTTCCTCCTGCTTCTTCTTCAGTTCCTCGAGCTGGCGCTCGGGACTCAAGCCCGCCAAAAATCCCTCGAATCGAACCTTGCCCAAATTCTCAAAAATCTTCGCGATCGACTCGGCGCGTTCCTGCAGTTTTTTCGCAGCTTCTTCGCTCTCTTTCCACAGATCGACCCACTTTTCGATCATGTGCTCGACTGCCGCCGCTCCGGTGCCAACACCCACCGCGGCAAGGAACCCGTGCGCAAACCGCGAACCGCTAAACCCACGCTCGAGGTGCTCAAGCATGTGATCCACCTGCCCAGAAATACTGTCGGCGTGTTCTTTAGCCTGCCGATCCGCACGCTTAAACTCCTGAACGAGCGGCTCCGCGTTGGCTTTGATCAACGCAGACAGTTCGGCGATTGTGATGCTTTGGCCCACGATGTTTGTTTATTTTGCGTAACGCCTCGCGGCGTCTGCGATTCCAGCGCCTATTTCGTCTGCCATCATTTGCGCGGCATTCGGGGCTATCTCTTGCACGGCGGGTCTAAGAAATGGCTTTGGCGCTACGAAGCGCAGCGGGCCAATGAACCCGGCGCGCTGTTTCTTTTTCTGGCCTTTCACTGCCGCGAGATGGCCATATTCAATCAAGTGCGCATACCGAGACGGCTGATTTCCGCCGCGAACCTTTCGGCCACGGACCATGATTCCACCGAAATACCGGCCGCGCGAGGGTCCGGTGATTGCCGCCGCCGTGCCGGCCTCGGGGTTGCGAACTACCTTTGTCGCCATGCTCGCTTTCAAAGCTCCACTGTCCGACGGCGCTAACTGACGCGCGCGAGCTTCGATAGCTTCCCCAACTTTCTTGACTGCAGGAACGAGCAATTCCGTGCGCATGGCGTTGCTGATTCCCTGCAGCGCCGCGCTCAATTGCTCCATTCCGGTGAATGTCGATTGCGCTTTCACAGCTTAACTTCCTCGGCTAGCCCGCGCGCCACGAGTCCGCGGAAGAATGCCAGCTCTTTCGCTCGCTGCTCGCGCAAGGCCGCGGCCGATTTCCGTTTCCGGACCGTGCGTTTCTCGCCCATGAAATCTTCTACCGTGAATGGCTCCGGATGCTTTTCCGAATCGCGATGAATGTTGGCGAGCATCGCCATCAGCGCAGCGAACCGCCTGGCGTGCCGCTGCTCGCGGCGTTTCCACGCGGTCACGTAACTGCGAAATTGCGCGGGGTGGCATTGCCAATACTCGCTTTCCGTCAGCCCGAGCTCGACGAGCGCGAACGCTTGCTCGTCGAGCCAGGGGCGTTTTTTTCATCAACCCGTTCCTTGATCGCCGCGGCGATCGCGCGCACATAGTCGACCGGCTTGTCGGGGTTCACGTGCGGCGCCAGCGTCTCGGGCGTCGGAAAATCCTCGGGCCTGTCGGCGAGCATGGCCCAAAGAAAGGCTACCATCGCCCAATAGCTTTTCCGCGCGTTGCGCAGATCGTTGAACAGCGGAGGCTGGGCGAGTGAGCCCAGCCGATACTCCGCGAGATTGCTCCATGCGATGGAGCGCGTGCGGTCGAGTGCGACCGTGATGATGGCGGCGGCCATGGTTGGAAGGTGTTTGGGCGGGACTCAGCCTGCGCTTAGGACGGCGTATTGCCGTCCGAGACGGTAAGCGTGAGCGTGCTTTCCTTGATACCTTTCACCGGGTTCTTGAACGTTACCTCAGTGATGGCGTTAAACTTAAACGCACTGCTGTGGCCGGTGCCCTGATAGCTATAGGATTGCACCGTGCCATTGCTCGTGATCAGGAATTGGTGCACCGTATCGCCATCATCCCACTTTATCGGGATCACGATCTTTGGTGCCTTCAAAATCGTCGGAATCATCTCCTCCTGATTGTTCGGCGAGTCATGAGTGGTCGCGTCCTCGATCTGAGGCGGGGGCATCGGGAAGTCGAAATCCCCGATATATTTGACGGTCTGCCAAGTCGTGTTTTTGACCTGGAGAATTGCACCTTTGGCGGCTGATTTGCCCATGGCGGTGATTGGTTAACGGTTGCGGTTGACAGAAAAAATCTAGGCGGCGAGCGCGTCGGCGAACGTGCGCACCTCGAGCACGGCATGGTAGGCGTCGACAGCCTGATCAAAAATATCGTGCTCGCCTTCGGGAATCGTCGGCTGGCCGCTGGCCAAGACGGCGCCGTCGAGCGCGGCGCGGATTGTTTTGCGCACCGTGCGCGCTTCCTTCGCAGTTGTCCCGATGCACGAAAACTGCAACACCACCGTGTCGATGCCGGCCGGCTCATTATCGTGCGTCGTTTCTGGCACGCTCGAAATTACGTTCCACACCACGTAGGGCGCTGCGGCGCCGGGCGGAGCGATATTCGGATAGATGGCCGACGAAGCGCCGAGCAAAGCCTTCACGTCGGCGTTGGCCGATAGCAGCGTGAAAAGGTCTGTGCCGAGATCCGCCATCAGTTTTTCTGCCGATCCAGCCGCGCGAGCGTGCGCTGCATCTCCTCGGTCCGCGCATCGATCCGCGTAAGCACGTCATGGTCGGTGACGCGCTGCTCCTGAATCTTCGCGATCGCCGACTCCGCCGCGCTCATGCGATACGGGAGCACGAAGAATACGCCGCCGGCACTCAGCAGGGCGAGAAGCGTGCCGACGACCAGAGCGGCAATTTCGATTTTGCGGCGACCCTCAGCGCTCATGGCTAATATCCAAGCTGTTATTTCGTGGCCGGCGCCGCCGTTTGAGCCGCCTGTGCCACCTGAGCTAGCATTTGCGGGCTCGTGGCGGAGATCGCCGACGCGCTGAAGGTCCACTGCACGCCCCACAGCGGGATCGCGAAATCCGCCTTCAGATTCTCGACCGAGAACGATGCCGCGTCGTGCTTCAGGCCAGACAGGCTTTCGTGATGGCTATAGATCGGCGTCACCGTCGACTGGCTCACGTCGGCCGCCGTGATGTTCATTTGCGCCACCTTGGCAAGAAAGCCACCCGCATTCTTCTGCGTAGCCGTGGCGCATCCGGAAAGCGAAGCGGCACACAGCGCCGCGAGAATCAAAGCGAAGATCGTTTTCATGGAGTTTTCGAAGGAGGAGTGCTGTCGGTGAAAAAGGCTTTCGCCACGAGCACAGTGGCCAGCACCACGTTCAGGATGGCGCGCGTCCACTCGTGCAGATGCCAGTTGCTCACGTCCGCGGCCGACACTTGGCTGAGGTAGTTCTGGATCAGGGTCGCGAGCAGGAGCATCGCGAGAGCGAGTTTTTGGCGAGTCGTCATAGTTGGAGCGGGATGAGAAGCGGAGAGCGGCCCAGCATGGATGGCGAAACCTCGTAAGCCGCCGTCGCGCGGAATAGCTCCACGCCGCCGGCCGCGAGCGTCGCAAACACCAGCTCCGAGCAGAACCACCGCGTGGCGCTGCTGCCGGGCGGCGTCGTTCGCGTGACAAAGCACGCATCGCCCACCCAGTCGTAAGCGCAGCCGAGTTCCCCCACCGCGAAGTCCTGCATACGCGCAACCTGGTCGTCGGTCGCGGCGACGGTGAACCGGTCGACAACCGAGTCGTGCGCCTCAAACTGCTGCCGCAACTTCACGCCATCCGACCACGCTTCAATCTGGCACCCGTTCGGCAGGATGAGCGACGCATGCGAGTACGGCCCGCGCGTCTGCCACCGGATGAGCCGGCTCACCAAGCTGGTCCCCCGATGTAAGCACACCGTGATCATAGCTCGTCCGGCTCCGCGTTGGCCTGCGCGCCGACCGGCTTTGGCACGCCATTGACGACATCCTGCGGAAACACCTCCGCGTAGGTCGCGATCCAGTTGGTTGCGATTTCGTGCTGCGCATCGACCAGCGTGATCGTGCCCGCCAACACGCGGCGATGGAGCTCGTTTTCAAGCCGGTCCTTCAGGTGCGCATTCCAGACGCCCGTGTACGACTGCGGCCAAAGATTGCGGATGTCGTTCGAGCCGCCGAGCTCGAGCGAAATGAGATGGTCCACCTCGTACTGCCCAGGCCGATGCGTCTTGATTCCATACTCGGCATACACCTTGGCCTTTTCAGGCGCCGGCACGTTGCGCGCGGCCTTGATGAACGCCGGGCTGCGCAGTTGATCGACTGTCACGGACGGATCGGCCACACCGGGCGTTAGCGCCGGATTCGGCAGGTATTGCGTCAGACTTGCTGCCGCGACCTTGCTGCCGGCGGCGATGGCGCCCGGGTTGAAGTCACCAAACTCAACCGATAGGATGTGTGGCGCGTGTTGCGCGAGTGGCGTGACGCGAAAGGCTCCGGCGGCAGGTTGCGGCTCAACAATGACGTTCCCCTCATCCGTCGCAACGCCCATCAACTCGTGCCGATTAGTCGCGTCCAGCTGCACCACGACGTGCGCTGCCAACGGAGATGCCTTCACACCGGCTCGCGCTGCGGCAAGGTTGATCATCTCGCACGTCAACACGGTGAAATCTTCGCAGTCGAAAGACTCCGGCGTGTAGGTGATGCCCTCGGCCTTCGCCGCCTGCCACTGCCAGTCAAGGAACTGGTCGAGCCACTTCCGCGAGACCGGCGTGTACGTGTTGTCGGAGTAGTTGACGAGCGCACCCGGCGCTAGCTGTCGCACCTCGGCCACCACGCGTAGCGCGGGAATCGGCGCCGCGTTCGTCGGCGGAATCCACGCCGGCATCCGCTGCAGCGTCACCGTGCCGCTCTGCGTCGCACAGCCGGCGATAAAGAGCGCGGCGGTCAGGAGTGCGAAAAAGTATTTCATGGGATATTTATTGGACGATCCAGTTGGTGCCATCGCTGGTCACGAGATGCTTGCCAGAACCGCCGCCGGTCGCAGTGCTACCGCTAGTTGTGCTCGTCAAGTCGGTGGCGTATGCGGTTGCCCCGTTCCCAGCCGTTGTCGCGTTACCCAAGCCCGCTACCGTTACTGGCGTGTATTTAAGATAAACGTTAACCGAAGCGTTTCCGGTGATTGTTACATTTGCACCAAGGGTGATGTCGCCACCATTCGGGTTTATCTTTATAGGCTTGTATCCAACGCCGCCCTGTAGGGCCTGTATAACTCCATACCCATTTGTTGTGTCGTAACCAATCCTAAGCACTTTTGCTGGCGTAGTAAATCCTGCTACCCTTAAGTAACTATTGTTGTCATTTAATCCGTCTGCGTTGTCTATTGAAATGGTAGTTGCCCCAGAAATCGCCTGTGTTCCATTTCCAGAAACCGTAAGGTTTCCGGTAACTGTGGCGTTTCCAGACGTGGTTACAGTAGTGGCATTCAACGTCAGCGGCTTTACCGTACCACCTTGATCAGACCTAAGCCATGTCCCCGGTGTGACATCGCTACCCCCCACAAGAAGCGCTGTGTTTGATCCCGCAACCTTTACGGCAAGCACTTCCTTATCAACAGCCGGAGTAGAAAAATCTTGGCCCTGAATAGTGCTTATAGCGTTAGACGCACCGGCCGTTAACCCGGATGAAATAGTCGTAGGTCCCCCAATTAAAACAGACCCGCCCGATGTATTTATCTGAAGTTGCTTCGCAGTAGACGGAAACAATTTAGAATCTATATATCCGTAATCGCTACCTAGATTATATCCTAGGCTTAAAGCGTGATGAGCTGAAAGCACATTGTCCTGTAACACGAAAGTCGGATCGCCGCCGCGTCCTGAAGAAATCACCTTTCTGCTTAGTTGTTCATTCGGAAGAACACCGTCACGCGATAGCATTGCGACTCCAAGTTGCCATGAGTTCTGCTCCCCGTGAGCTTGGTACATGGTCATCAATTGACCATTGGTTGAAAGAAATGGCCCGAAAGCGTCTACTGTGTCAACGTCCCAAGAACCAAGCGCCCCGACCTCGCTTATTTTCCCTCCGTCTGTTTCGGTGAAACTTAATCCATCGGTCGAATATGCCACGTGAACAATTCCTTTTTGGGCTTCATCGACAAACAGATACCACAATAGCCCATATTTCATTACGGCCGGGTTTTCTACATCGTCGTTTGTAGCCCATGTTCCAGATATCTGTATAGATGGGTCGAAAACGGTACCGTATCTTGTCCAAGGACCCGATGGAGATGATGCTATATATAGGACTACTGTTCTTCCCCAAGAGCCGCCTGCCTGTGAAACGTACATCCGATATTTACCGTCCGGTGATTGAGAAGCTGGGACAATCCAAGGATCGAGAGTGTGACCGCTAACTGTCCCATCAATAACTAAACCCCCCTTAGACCATGCACCAGATAGTGATGTCGCCGTGGCCAATGCCACGTTCCAAGGCCCGTTTGTCTGTGAGGCGCTCTTACATGTGTACCACATATAGTATGTACCAGAAACCAGAATTGGAGCTGTAGGAGAAAATGCGCCGCCCTCATCGAATGTCCCCGAACTGCCAGCAGGAATCGCTATACCCTGCTGCGTGAAATCATATTGCCGGTTGGAGCTGGTCGTAGCGTATGCTACGTTCCATGTGCTGAGTGGTGAGCCGGCATCACGCCCAAAGGAATAGAACAAGAACAGAGACGAGGCATCGACGTACAGCGCCGGATCTTTCACGTCCTTAGTTGCGTCGGAGTAGCTGAGTGCCGGGTTTGCAAATACTAACGGTTTGAACGTAAAAGGCGTTGGATTAGGGGTGAAGTTACTTGCGGAGATTGATCTGTTGAATGCTGCGTTTCCACTCGCCCCCTGCCCAAGCGTGAGGCTCGCGCCGGAACTGCCGCCGGTTATCGTCACGTTTGCCAACGCTGTGCCCGTGATGCTGTCGAGGTTCGTGACGGTCGTGTTATTTCCATTTGTCGTCAGCAGCACAGTGCCACTTGTGTCTTGAAGCGTATAGACTCGGCTCGCGGTGAGCGTCGCGTCCCACGTCCGAATGAAGCCGTCGCTCGCACGAATCCACGACTTGCGACCCGACGAATCGGCAAACTCCCTGAATCCACCCGTCGGTGCGGACGGCGCGACCGACTGTGCCGCAAATTCCGAATATCCAGTGCCAGCAGTTCCAGCATGCTTGACCGACGCGAACGTCGGCGAATCAGAGGTGGTAAGGCCCGACACGTCGGCTTGCGCGATCGTCACTGCGCCGGTGCGGCCGGCAACGCTCGTCACGTTCCCAGAAAGCGTGCCAGCAGAAAACGTGAGCCCGCTTCCGACCGTCGCGTTGCTGAACCCGCCGGCACCGTTGCCGTAAAGGATCGAGCTGCCCGACGTTGTCGGCGCGTAGTCCGTTCCGCTCGCCGCAATTGCCAGCGTGTTTGCCGCCGTGCGCTTCACCAAGCCCGTGCTCGCTAGACCGGTAATCTGATCCTGCGTCAGCGTGCCGCCGAGTGACAGGACGCTGCCCGCGATCGTCACGTTGCCTCCGCTCGCCAGCTTCGCGTTGGTGATCGATCCCGCCAGCATCGTGTTCGTGACCGTGCCAGAGTCATTGGACCCAACCAGCGTGCCATTCGTCGGAAAAGTAACTGTTGTGTTTCCCGTCAGCGTCGGCGAAAAGTTGTACGCTCCGCTGTATGCCACGTTGCCGCTAAGCGTCAGAGTTTTCCCCGCGTTGGCGACGCCGGTGCCCCCATTGGCACCCGACACGACGCCAGAGATACCTGACGCGGGAGCAGTAGTCGCGGCGATCGAACCGTTGCCAGTGGTCGTCAGCGTCTTGCCGGCGCCGATTACCAACGACTCGGTGATCGCATTGGATCCGTCCGCTGCTTTTTGAACGGCCTTGGGCTGCTGCGCGGCCAGGGAAACCGCACACGCGAAAAGTAAAAGTGAGGTTCGAAGCGCGCTCATGGATTAGCTGGATAAGTAAACCGGAGAAATTGCCATGCGGTGCCGTCGAAATAGAACTCGACCACGGCGTCGTCGCCGCTGCCGTCCGTGATCATGCTCGTGACGAGCGCGCCCCCTACGGTGGCGTTGTGCCACTCGATCGTGATATTCGCGGTGGTCGGAAGGTTCAGCCGATGAATCAACCGGGCCCACAGCTGTGGCGCGTTGGCGATAGAAAGCACAAACCGACGCGTTGTGCTGCCGGCGCCGGTGATCGCAGTAACTTCAGTGTGGCACGCCGACACCTTGCCTGGGGTGATCGTCGTGTCTCCGCTGGCGTTCGCCGATGTCGCTCCACCGAATAAAGCCTTAGCCAATTCGCCGGCCGTCATCGCGCCGTCTTTTTGCGTGCCGGATTGGCTTTCGCGCGAAACGTAAAGCCCGTCGCCTGGCAACAGGTCACCGGCGAGCACCGGGTTGCTGGACAAAAGTTGTGTCAGTGTCGCGCTCATGGTTATGCAGCTGCGTGCAAGAGCACGGGCGTGGCGGCGGTGTCGTGCATCGTCAGAAAATTAACGCCGCCGGTGTCGTGAAGCAGGAGTACGCTCAGCGAGGCACCCACGCTCTGATTGATGCCGCGTACAGTGAGATCGAGAAAATGCCGGCGCCCGAGCTCTTCGACCGCGACGATTTCGAAAACGTCATCGCCATGCTGAAGCCGCCAGAAGCGGCCGACGTCGAGACGATGCCGGATGCGGTAAACGAGAAAATCTTCGCCTTGCTTTTCCTCTGCGGCGTACATTCGGCGCCCTGACTCAAAACGTTTGCTGGCCCACACGTCCGCGGCATTGATCCACGTGACCGTTTCGCCGCCCATATCGTCGCGCGTTTTATACGCCCATTGCAGCGTGACGCGCCGGTCCAGCCGCCCGGGATCGGTCGAGAACCGCGATTTGCGGCCAACGTAATCGTATTGCAGAGCCATGGCGCGTCAGCCGATGTTCGTGACCCGATACATTTCGATCAGGTCGTTGAGGTGGTCCGGCACATTAGCCAGGCCGTCCGCGCTCACCGGGAGGCGGTTCTCGTACCAGTGCGCCGCCATGAATAGCAGAGCGAGGCGGATTTCCTCCGGAATGTTTGCCACAGCATTCCCGAATCCCGCCGTAAACGTGATTTGAAGTGCCCCGGGGAAACTGCCCGCGTCGGGCCACGATGCGCCATCATTGAGCCATAGCCGCCCAAAAGCCGTATGCACCCCAATGCTTCCAATGGTGTAATTGGAAGAGCTGAACGTTTGAGTTGCCCCGGTTTCATCGAGGTATGAAAACGCATCTACGCTTTGCAGCGGCGCCCGTGGAAACATGATCTGCCGCCCCGCCGCCTGGCCGGTAAAACGGGACATGCTTGGCGCGAGACCGTATTCGATCCCGTACTGGCCCTGCCGCACCGGAATGTCGTCGAACGTCACTTTCCACTGCTGCGTGACCAGACAGAGTCCCGTGATCTTTTCGAAATACCGGCGCACCGACTTCAGCACGAGCGTGACGTATGCTTGGTCCGCCGTGCTGTCGTCGAGGCGCAACGCCTGTTGAACCTCAGCATCCGATGCCAGCCACGGCTCGAGCTCGGGCGCCGTCAAAAGCGTGAGCTTCGGCGGGTCGACCGTGCCCGGGCCGCGGAAGATGGTGTTGAGGTTCACTCCGAGTTGAGGGTTGAGGGATAAGAGTTGAGAGACGGATCAGCAGCACGCACGCGGCGCGCGCGGGTGGCGCGCGGCGCGGCGGTTTCAGTGGCGGGCGCGGCGGTGGCAGTCTCGCGCTGCGGTTCGGGCGCGGGCGGCGGGGGAGCTTCGGCGCGTCGGGCCACGCCGGCGCCTATCAACTCCAATGCCTGCGCGTCACCCAGTTCGACGAGCTCGCGCTCGGCGAAAAAGCGGCCGAAACCGAAACACGATTCGTGCACGCGCACCCACATGGCTCAAGCGTCCTGCTTCGGCTGGCCGAGAAATGCGCAGCCCACGGTGTAGGCTGGGCTGCTCGTGCCGCCGATGGTGTTGTAAAGCCGGACCACCGCCGAGCCGAACGCGTGGATATTGGTCTCCTTCTGCACGTGCGACATGCTCGTGGCCGCCGTGATTTGCGAGAAGGCAAACCCGCTCACGTCGCTGAACGTGTATTGATCGATATAGACCTCGCACGCCTCGGTGGTGGTGACGGCATTCCAGCTCGCATCGTAGCTTTCGAAGGTGCCTCCGCTGGCCACGGTAAGCGATCGCCACTCCACGCAATTCGTGCTGCTCGCCGTATAGTCGGCAGAGAGCACGAGGTGATAAACCGTCGCATCCGCCAGATCCACCGGCGTCGCGAAGGTGAAAACCACCCAGCCGTAGCCAGTGCCGACGATCGAATCGATGTCGACCGTGCCGGCGGTGCCAAGGATGGTGCCCGAGGGCGAGCCGGTGCTATCGGTCTGGAGCGTGAGCGTGAGCTTTTTGCCCGCGGCCAGGGTGCCGATTTTCTTGAGCATGAGAGCCACCCGCTTGACGGAGTGCGCGCCGCTCTGCGTAAAGGCGCAGCCGAGATTCACCGCGGTGGCCGCGCCGGTCTTGAGCTTGTTGTCGGTGGCGCCAGCCGTCGATTGCTCGAGCCCGCGCGAGAGCTGCGGCGAGCTTTGCAGTTTGCTCGTGAGCGTGGGCGTGCTGCCGGCGGTATTAATCGCCGCGTAGGAAAAAAATCCCTTCTTGGTGAAGGTGCTGAGATCGGTGTCGGGGCCGCCGCCCGTGGCGGTGACCGATTGCAGCGGAAAAAGACTTTGCAGTTTCATGGTGCGCGAAAGTTTGCGGTTACGGTTTTCCGCCGCGGGCCGCCGCGGCGCTTCAAGCCGCGGCGGCGTTGGCGTAGTGTCACAACGCTTACGCGTTGATGTCCTGGATGGCCGCGAACGAGACCGGCCGCACGATGCCGCCGTCCGCATAGACGCTGGCGGCGAGGCGATAGAGCCCCTGGATGCCGATCGTGGCGTCGCGGAGCAGCTCGAGGTTGATGCCGCTCCAAAAACCCATGTAGTAGTCGGCCCAGTTGCCGAACACGAGGGCGGAGAGGATGCCCGAGCTCGCGCCCTTCGAGAGCGTGTTGGGCACGCCGTTGGAGGTGAAGATCGGGTAGCCGTTGACCTCGTTGCCGTCTTCCCAGATCATGCGGGAATCGGTCGTCGTGGTGTCGGTGGGAGTGGCCTTGCCGCGCTTGGTCTGCTTGGCCTGGCCGCGCACGCGCGGGTTGGTGATGTAGGCGAGCGAGCCGATATCGGCATCGCTCACCGCCACCTTCGTCTCGAGGTTCACGAAGTCGGGCCAGAGCACGACCGCGCCGTTGGCATTGGTGCCGCTCGTGGTGTTGGCGGCGCCCGCGTAAACCGCGCCGATCCCCGTGGTGCTGAGCAGGCCGGCGATTTCACCCGACGAGCCCGTGCCGTTGATCAACGCCGCCTGCAGCTTGGCCGCGAGCTGGCGCGTGAGGTTGTTTCGGACCACCGTCTCGATCGCGACGCTCGACTGCATGAGCAGTTGCTCGCTGATGTCGATGTAGGCCGGCAGGCGGTGCGGCGTAAGCGAAAGCATCGCCGTGGTGGGCGACAGCGCGCCGGCCGACTGGTTTTCCGTCTTGAAGGCCGGATCGGTGTCCTTCACGTAGCGCGGGAAATTCACATTGCCGCGCAGCCCCTCGAGCACCGTGGCGCCGGCCGCCTCGAGGATGAGGCGGTTGTAAAACGCGTCGAGCAAGCCCATCGGCGTGGTGGCCACCGTCATGCCGCCCTGGTCGCCGGTGGTGCTGGTAGTGCCGGTCGCGGTCATCGCCGTGCGCCGTTCACGCGATGCAAAGCGGACTGCGCTCCGGTCCTGCCGGCGCACGAGCACGCGCGGAAGCGTCAGTCCGCGGGCCACGGGCACGTTGGCCTCCTGCGCCTCCTTGGCACCTTCCTGCGCCATCTCCTTTTCGATGCCGTCGAGCGACTCGCCGCCGAGGTTGATCAACGCGCGCAGCGCCTTGCCGAGATCGAACTTCGACAAATCGCGCTCGTCGCTTTCGGATACCTGCGCCGGGCGCGAGCTGGCCAAGGCGAGCGCCTCGGTGGCACGTTGTGAGCGATCCTCGAGATCCTTGATCTCGTTGCGCAGTGGATCGAGTTTGGCGCGCTCTTCGGTAGTGAGTTGCTGCTTATTGAGGAGCTCGGCCAAGTCCTTGCGCTTCGCTCCGAGGGTCTCGCCAATCTGGCGAAGTTCAGACGGTTTCATTTTTGTGCGATGAGTTCGGGAGCGAGTGCGATGGCTTCGCGTCGACGCTGCTCCCAGTCAGCGTCAGGCGAAGTTGAGAGTTGAGAGTTGAAACTTGAAAGTTTGGCTTGCGCCTCGGTCTGCGCTTTTGTCGCGCGCTCGAGTAAATCGGGGTTAACTTCGGCGCCATTGGCCGCCAGCCATGCAGTAAGTTCGGCGATCGATTCGGCGCTCTCCGTCACTTCCCCTCGCGCGTAGTCGGCGAGCGCGCCGCTGCTGCTCGTGCCAGGCGTCTGCGTGCAGCGCAGGTAATCGAGCGCGTTGCCAAGCGATTCGATTTCGTCGCACAGCGCCTCGAGCGCGTAAGCCGCATCGCAGGTGAGATTGTAGGCGTAGGTTTCCGCACTGGCGTAGATGCCGCGGCGCGCGCGCGAGCGCATCGACACGGTAAGCGCACTGTCGTCATAGGCCGGCCAAAGCACGGGGTTGACGGCGCGGAGCTGGCCCTTGGTGACGGTGCGCACCGCAGTGCCATCGCTGCGTTTTTCCCATTTGTCCTCCGCGCCGAGATCGAACTCGAAACTCGTGCCGCGCAGAATCCCCTTCGCGCCGAGCTGCGCGAGATCGCGCGCCGCCGTGGTGTCGGGCAGAAGCGCCTCCCAGCGGATTTCCTTTTCGCCCTCGGAGATCGTGAGGTTGGCGCCCTGGCGGGCGAAGGCGGCCAGCGGATCGTCGGTGTGCCCGGCAATCGCCACGACGTCGGCAGCGTCGGCAAACGCTTTAGGCGCGATGCGCTCCACGAAGGGCTGGCCGTTGTTGAGCCGCCGATCGCGCAGCACGCCGCTATCGGAGTTGATTGGGATAACGCCGACGAGCGCGCCGATATAGCCGGCGGATTTTTCCACGTCGGTGAGGGCGCGGGTTTCGACTTTGCCTAGGATGGTGCGGCGTTCGCGGTTCATTCGTTTTCTCCGGGTTGGCCGGCGGCGGCGCCGGCGGGTTGGGCGGCGGCCGCCGGCTGATCGTCAGGCAGGATCGTGGTAGGCACGTAGCGCGCGTTCGCCGGGCCATCGGGCAACTCGAGGTAGCCGAAGCTGCGGCGGATCTCGTTGCTCGTGATCGCGCCAACGTTGAAAAGAGTCTTGAAAAAGTTCGCCTGATCCCCGGGTGTGCCCTGCAACAGTTCGGTGAAATCGAACTTGAAAAAATAGCCGGCGAGCTTTTCCGACTTGGTGAGCAGCGCGCGGTCGAGCTCCTGCTCCCAGCTACGCGCCCACGGCTTGAGAGTCCACTCGACAAACCCGAGCATGAGTTGCTGGATGCCCGTGCCCCACGACGAGGTTTTCTCGGTATTGCCGAGCAGGATTTCCGGGATGCGAAACCACCCGGCGATTTCGCTTTTCTCGAAATTTTTCATCAGCAAAAGCTGAGCGTCGTCATTCGAGAACCCGGCATCCTTCCACGTCATGCCGCCGAACAGCACCGGCGTCTTGCCCGCGTTCTGCGCGCCCACGTAGTTCTGCTGCCAGAACTGCAAAAACTCCTGCGCCTTTTCCCGCGTGGTGCCCTGGCCGCCTTCGAAAATACCTGGCTTGCGCGTCCCGTTATTGAAGGTGCGCGCCGTGAACTCCTGCATCGTGAGCGCGAGCCCGAGCGACTCGCGCAGCGCGCGGATCGGCGAGATGCCGAAAAAGCCGTCCGTGCTCAGCCCGCGCAGGTGCAGCACTTCCCATGGCTGCAGTTCCTCGCCCTTGTAGCGATAGACGATCTGGCCGTCGTAATCGACGTTGCCCTGCAGCGCGCGCGGCTGCGTCTTGAACGGCAGCATGGGCTCGAGCGCCGTGCACTCGAAAAACGAATCCCGCCGGATGCGCGTATAGGCATTGCCGCCGAGGCAGAGGCACGCCATGCTGAACGTGCGCCAGCGGAAACTCGTCTGCGCATCGTTCGGCTCGTGGTTGACGAGAAAATAAAGCGGGTGATCGGTGGCCGGTTCTGCGCCGCTGGCCGTGCGGCGCATCAACCGCAGCGGAGGCGTGGATAGCGCCGAGGCGAGGATGTTTACGCATGCGCCGAATGTCGCGACGGTGAGGGCACTGTTCTCATTGACGATCGATCCAGCTTTCGATTGCGTGCCGAACACCTGCAGCAGCCACTCAGCGGGCTCGGTGAAATTGCTCGTGCTGCGCGCTTCGCGACCAACAAGCGATTCGCGCACGCGCGCGCTGCGCGCCGCATCCTCAGCCAGCAAATCGCGCTCACGCATGGCGCGGCCCTCTGTAAATGGTAATGCGCACGGGCTCGCGGCCTACCCCAAAGCCGCCCCCATCAAGAGAAATTGAACCCGCGCGCATGTGTGACAGTTCATGCGTGCGCCCGCGCAGCGTCGCTGCGCAACCGGGATTCACCCAACTACCGAAAACTCCGGACAAGTCCGGACAACTTTCGAAAACTCCGGACAACTCAGCCGACGAACAGCACGCCCGCATCGTCGGTGACCGGCGGCGCGCGGAGCATGCCGTCGAGCGCCATGATCGCCGCGGCGGCCGGGTCGATTTTTTCATGCTCGCTCGGGCGTGCTGGGAAATACGTTTTCGTCTGGCTGCCCGTCTGCGCACTTTTCTGGATCACGTTGCCCATCGCCCAGGTGGCCACCGGATCGCCATTGTGCTTGAAAAGCCCCGAGTTTGTGAGCGCCTCGAGTTCCTTCATGGGCTGGCTGATCATCTGCGGCGTCTGCGTCACCTCGACGATCGGGAAGTCGCACCACGGCTGCCCCTGCAGCGCCTCGACGAAATAGGACATCTCGCGCGGGTCGAAACTGAACCGGGAAATGCGGAACAGCATGCGCCAGGCGCGAAGCTCAGCCATGATCCGCGCGAACGAGGTCCGCGCGCCAGGCGTCACGATCAACTTTCCCGCGCGCTGCCATTCGGTGTATCGCTCGTGGTTCGGCCCGTCCGCGTTGTTTACCGTGTCCTCGGGAATGAAATGCGCCCAAAACACCGCGTAGCCCGCAGCGGAGATTTCGCGGATCTTGTCGGCGAGCGTCTCGGCGCCCTGCATCGTTTCCGGGCCGCCCACCGCCGCCGCGAGCGCAGCCTGCGCGGCTTGGTTGAGTTGCGATGGATCGAGCTTTCCTTTTCCCGGTTCAAGTTCGAACACGGCGGCCATGCTTGTGAGGTCGATCTTGTTTGCCGCGTCGATCGCGACGCTCGCGGTGTGATCCTTGAACTGCTCAAGCCGCAATTTCTCGTCGTGGCACGGGTTGTTCCACTGAAACATGTTCAGCCAGCCGACGTCGCTCTGCGTCCAAATGCAGCCGTTCAACTGCTGCACGTCGTTGGCCTCGCTCGGCATCGCCTTCATCAGCTCGACGCGTTCGGCGACATAGCGGCGGACCTCGGGATCATGGACCCGCGGGTTGGCTTTGATCCACGTGTCCGGGTTGAGCAACGAATCGCAGTGTTTGCACTTCGGATCCGGCTGCCGCTTGCCGGCGGCCCTGCATGCAGGGCACGGGTCGAGCGTGCACACGTAGGCAAAAAGATCATCCTTCTGCAGCGAACCTTCGAGCACCTTTCGGCTTAGCTCGTGGTATTTCCAGCAAATGCCCGTGCGGTCGCTGCCGGAATTGGTGATAAGCACGATCAGCGCGTTGCGCCTGGCCTTTGTGCCGGCGATGATCGCGCGGGTGATCGCCGCCGAATTGTGCGCGTGGATTTCATCGCCGATTGCCACGTGCACGCGTTTGCCGTGCTGGCCGCGATCCTCGCTCGACAGCGGCCGAAACACGGCGTGGCGCTTCGGGATCGAAAGTGAGCGGGCTAGCACCTGAATTTTTCCCGTCAGCTCGGGCGAATACTGCACCATCTGCGTGGCGTCGTTGAAACAGATTTCCGCCTGTTCCTTCGCCGCGGCGAACGAGTAAACCTCGGGCGCGTGCTCGTCATCGAAGAACAGCCCGTCGAGCCCGATGCCGGCCGCAAGCGGCGTCTTCCCATTGGCCTTGCCCACCTCGGCATAAACGAAACGGAATCGGCGCCGCAGCGCGCCATCATCATACTTTCGGTGCCAGCCGTAAATCGAGCCGACGATGAACGCCTGCCAGTCGTCGAGCTTGAACGGCGTATCCTCTTTCAAATACAGCACCGTTTCGAAAAACAGCATGTGCGCCTCTGCCTGCGCGGGCACCCATACGAGATCACGCGCTGCGCCGTTTTTCAGATCGTCGAGGTGCCGCTGGCACGCCGCGCGCACAAGGTAGCCGGCGACGATCCGCCCTTCCACCACGTCGCGCGCGTAGCGATGCACGCGTTCCGCCTGCGGAAAGCTCGGCGGCGCGGCGGCGCGCTTTCGACGTGGTGCGGTTGCTCTCATGCCACTTTGACGAGATCGATCGGAGGATGCTGCTCAGCCCATCCTGGCGTGTAGCATGGTAACGCGTTGAGCGGCGGAAATATCACCCAAAACACCACCGCTTCGTAGCGCGGGATAGGCTTGCAGTAATTATTGTAAAAGATTCTCCCGTCGTCTCGGTGGCCAACCTGCTGCTTGGCCTCCGCCTCATTGCGGTGCATCGCAAAATGAAACGAGACGAACGTATGCCGCATGACGTCAGATGGCCATGCTGATAGCCCAAGCACGGTGCGACATGCCGCGAGGGCGTTGTCTTTACTGAGCGTAAGAACCTTCCCGCGCTTTTTTATGATCGGCCTGAGCCACGCCGCCAAATTGGCGGAAATATCAACGTAACGCAGCTCGCCATCCTTCGCGTTCGCCGCCGGCACGGTGATCGTCATCGTCTCTAGGTCGACGTGGCTCCAATGCATCCGAACTAATTCCTCTGGCCGAATGCCGGCAAAAATGCCGATAGCGAGAAAGGCGCGGCACTTTGGCAAGCGAGGGTCGCGATCAGAGAACAGGGTGGCGGAGAGAAGTAAGCGGACCTGAAAAAGTGAAAGCACGGTCGGCGGCTTCCGGATGATCTTCGGCAATTCCAACCGGTTGGCCGGATTGTGCACGAGATAGCCCATCCGGATCGCGAAATTCAGGGCGATCTTCCACCCCTGAACAGCTGAATGCACGGTCGTGGCATTCCACTGAGAATTACGCGCCAGCTCGGCTTGAAGGATTTTCGTGGTAATGGCCGTTACTGGGATATCGCCGATGCCCGTCACGAGACAGCGCAACCGATAATCAAGACCGGCCAGATGGCGTTCGCTGCGCCCGGATTTTCTTTTGGCCTCGACTACCTCGAGCCGCACTTGGTCCAATGTCCGCGCGTTTTCTCCATGCGGATGCGCCTTTGCGAACTCACGCACGACGTCCAAAAGGTCCATCGGCTTGTGCATTCCCAGCGAGGCAAGGATCTGAATGCACTCCGCCGCGACCCAAGTGTGTCCGGTCGAAAGCTCCCGCGCCAAGCGGCCGTGTGTGCGGATCCGATCGGTCCAGTACCGAATCCCTTCAACCGCATCCGTCGCGGTGCTGTAGTAGCAGCGGAAACGGGGCAACTGTACGCCAGCCGGAAATGAAAAATCCGCCTCGATGTATTTGCCCTTGTGGCGCCGTACCCTGGCAAGTCCTACCTTCTTGCGCCGACACAGCCGTTCCGCCGCAGATTCATCGATCTGCGGAAACATGGCGGAAGGCGGCCGATTGACCTCAAAGAATGCAGGCATCAGGAGTCAGCGGCTTCGTTCGGGTTAGTCGTGGCCGTCCTCAATGGCCTGCTCGGCGTATTCCGAGATAACCGCGGCTTGGTGCCGCACTTGTGCCAACAGCGCCGAGACAACTGCGCGGATGTTCTTCGCGTCGCGAGCGCCGTCGATACCACTGCCGGGGATGAGGGCTTGCTGCGCCGGTCCCATCAGCCCATCCAGCGCCTTCGCGTAGGTCGCGATGGTCGCCGCTTGGTTTGCGTGCTGCTTTACCAGCCGGTCGAAATTCTCAGTCAACTTCCGGGCCGTCTCAGTGAACAGCACCGTTGAGCCGGACGGGTATTCGCAAACGATTTTGCCGCCCTTGTCGGGGTCAACCGCATCGCGCCAAAAGTCTGAAAGCGTGGTGTCGTCTGTGTAGTTTGGCATGGCAGGATTCGTTCTCAGCGGGCGTGCGCTGCCTGGGCGTCGCGAGCGATCTTAACGCAGCGGTCGTACGCGGCCTCGAAATCAGCCTCACAGTGGGCGCTTGGGTGCATCTCGGATGTCGTGACCTGCGACGCGATTTCCTCGATTGCTTCGAGCAGTGACGCCCGGCCGGCGCCGTCGATGCAGCCGCGTTCGATGGCTTCCCACTTCACGATTTCGGTGTGGAGTTCGGACGCGAGCACGCTGCACTTGGTCAGCGCCTCGGAAGCGCCTGCGGCCTCAATGGCGTGGCAGAGCGCGAGAGCTTTTTCGGAAGTCTTCATGTGCAAATGGGTCGCTGGATTCGTTCCGATCACAGTTCCGAAAGCATCGGTCCGACGATTATGCCGCAGCATCCAATGAACCCTAGAGCAATCCCGGTAGCGGTTGCGCCAAGGTCGAGGCAGATGCCGGAGGCCACCAGGGCGACAACCCCAGCCAGGACGTATTTTGTGGCTTTATTCATGGTTGGAAAAGTGAAGCGCCGCCGCTTCGTTCCGCGTCAGGCCGCGGATTGTTCGGGTTTCAGGAACACAATCCAGTGCGTCTTGGCCGTGCGGCCGCCCCGGTTCCCGTAGAGCGGTTTAACGGGCGTGAGGGCGAGGATTTCCGAGACGGGAATCCGCTCCTCGTTCCACTTGAAAACGAGCGTTCCGCCGGGCCGGAGCACGCGGAAGCCCTCGGCGAAGCCCTTGCGCAGATCGTCGCGCCAGTCGGCCTCAAGCACACCGTATTTCTTGGCGAGCCAGCCCTTCTTCCCGGCTCCGATCAGGTGCGGCGGGTCGAACACCACATGGGCGAACGTGGCATCCCGGAACGGCAGCGCCGTGAAGTCGGCCTGAATGTCCGGGTCAACGATCAGCGTCCGGCTCCCGCCCTTGCTCGATATGTCGGGCAGCTCGTGCGTCTCGCGGCGCTTGTCCACGAACACCACAGCGGGGTTCTGGCGGTCGAACCAGAACATCCGGGAGCCGCAGCAGGCGTCTAAAACTGGAGGTAGGTCAGCCACGGTATTCGTTCCGGGTTCAGCCGGCGTAAATTTCGTCGATGTGCCGGCCTTCAACCCAGTTTTTCACCTCGGGGTGATATCGGACATCATCACGGGTAACGGGCTTCTTGAATGTAAAGCGGCAAGAGCTGGACGATCCGTCTGCGTTGATGACGCGCACGTACCAGCAGAGTTCGGTCTCCCAAACGTCGGGGCGTAGTGTCTCAGGCATATTCGTTCCGTCAGGGGACCTTGAGTTGAAGGGAAACGCTGTTGGCTGCGGTCTCGAAAGCCGTCGCCATACCATCGTAATAGATGGCGTCCTCCCGCTGCTTCTTCGCGTCTGGCGGGTTGACCTCCATACGCTCGGCTTGGAGCGAGCAAAGCGCGGCGGCTTGGGCCGCAGCACGGTACTTGAGTGCCTGCTCTTTGAGCGGGTCGATAATGTCTCTGGTGTTCATTTCGTTCACGCGGCCCTTGGCCGATGGTTGATGATACACTTCGGATCAGTGCAGTGACATCCGTTACTGTCCCAATAAAGGACATGGAATCGCGCGCCTTCGCAGCGGACGTGCTTGACGTAGCCGCGCACGCTAGCCGGGACTGGCTCCGGCTGGAAGCGCGGTGCGGTATCGATGACGATTTCGTTGGATGGGGTCATAGCGTTCCTTCGATGCGGTCAGTGGTGAATATGGATTCCGAGCGCCAGTCCAGCGACGAACGCCACCACTAAAAGCGCCGCCAAGATTAGCGCCCGCTCGCAGTACCAAAGGTCGTCGTGTGGCTCTTTCACATTTGTTCACGCGGCCACAGCGGGGGCGGGTTCTGGCGGCAGTTGATTGCCGTGGCACGTCCAGCCAGGGACGCGCCGACGGGCAAAAAGCTCAACGTACGGGCCGGGGCAAATGCGCTCGATAATCCTGCGCATCTCCTCGGGCTTTTCGCTGTGCGGGAGACGCGGGGACATAAAAAACGTGCGTGTGCTTCGGTTCATGGGCTGCGGCTTTCCGCGGCGAGCCACAATGCAGTGCTCCGTTGCGGACCTCAGTGTGTAACCCATTCCAAAGCCGTTTGGCTTCACCCACGTCATCATGCCGTGCGGCTTGAATCCCCACGCGCGGATAAGATCCGCGTGGCCGCCTTCTATCAGCACGGGGTTTGTGACCCACAACCACAGCCAGGCGTTTGCGGCAAGCGGCGGTAGCGGAAATGCCTTCAATTCGGCCATGCTCAGAGTCGGGTAGTGATGCAATGCCGCACCCTCACCGTTGTGTCCGGTGACCTTGCGCCGGTACTCCCACGGCGGGTCGGCGTACATCACGCCAAAGGGCTGCTGGTCGGTCTGCATTCGTTCAGGTTTTCGTGGGTGAGTACAGGGCTTTCATTTCGAGAGCCCACGCGAGCGCCTGTTCGCGCGTGGTGCTGGGGTTTTCCAGCTTCAACTGAATCAGTTCTTCCAGCACGTCGGCATCCGCCATCACGCGGCCCGACTGCTGCCAAGGTGTCTCGGTGGTGCTCACGTGTTTGTTCAGTGATCACGCACTCACCCGGCTCATTGCCATGGCCCGCTCTAGCGGGGATCCGCCGGCGTTAAAATCGAGTTCGCCCTGGCCATCGTCGACTTTCACGCGCGATCGGCTCGCGGGCGTCATCCCGAACTCCACGCGGATTTTATGCATGCGATCGTCGAGCTTGAGCAACAGGTTGCTCGCCATCTGCAGCCGCGTGGCTTCGGCCTGGCTCAGCCGCTTTTTCGCCTCGAGCTTTTGCACAATCTGGTTCTGCCGCGTGCGCCTGGCGTGGTATTCACAGAGGCGCGCAAACGCGTCCAAATCCATTTCCGTGATCACGCGCGTCTTGAGCAGCTTTCCGCCCTCGGAATACCAATACGCCACCGCCACCGGATCGTTCGCAATTGTGACCGGCGGTTCGCCGAGCATCACTTCGGGATCCGGCTCGCCACGGCCGAGATTCTCCTTTGCGCGGTGGCCCGGGTTACCCTCGAGGATTTTCAGAGCGGTGGGTTTGGGTTTCCGGCCTTTCATGGTGCCTCCGTGGGTTTCGCGCCGCGGAATCCGCCGTCTTCGGTGGCCGTTTTCGTATCGTGCTGCCGTTTGCTGATCGGCTGCAGGTTCCACTCCGCCCAAAAGAGCAACGGATCGCCGCGGTGCGGGATGATGTGGTCGGTGACTTCGCTCGGCTCGGGCCGATCGCTGCGGTGGAAATCGTAAATTGGAAACTGCTCGAGGAATCGCGCGCCGGCACCGTTGGGCAGCATGAACCGCACGAACTCGCCGTGCGCCTGCGCATGCATCCGCAGCGTGTGGAACTGCTGCGCAAGGTTGTGCGTCCAAAATTCCGTGCGGGTGAGGTAGCCGAGAGAGATCGGGAACAGTTCGCGCATGCGGCGCGACAGCTTGCCCCAGCGGGCATCGTAGCCGCGTTTGTTGGCCGTGCCGCGCTGCGCGTCCGCCTGTTCCTGTTTGGCGGTCATCGCAGCGCGCGCGGCCGGCGCGTGCTTCGCGCAGCACCCGCGGTCGACGGCAAAGCCCGAGCAGCCCGGATGCCGGCATGGACGTTGAACGGTGGCACTCATGCGGCGTGGCTAAACCGCGCGGCCTTGTCCGGCGTCCATCGCGGCCGGTTGCGGCGCGCCTTCCTGTTGTTCCACGTGGGACATTGTTCGACGTGGTGCAAAAGCTCGCGCTCGCGCGGCGTGAGTTTGGCAAGCAGCGCCCGCCAGGCATACCCGCGCCGACCGCCGAGGTTGCCGATCATCTTTCGCACCGTGCCGCCTGCCACGCCAAGCTTGCGCGCCAGCGTATCCGTGGAAACGTTACGCGCGTGCAGCGAACGGTAAAACTCAATCAGCGGTTTTGGCTTTAGACCGCTCATGTTTTAAATCTCCTGCCTTCCTCGTCGTACCATTCGCCCGCAGTCGATCCTACTCCGCACTTCGGGCATTGAATGATTCCGCGAAATATTGCCGTATCGAACAATTCGTGGATTTCAGAAAATTCTCCGCACTCGGGACACTTCGCGCGCGCCACCACAGCCTTTTCGCATTGCATCGGTCTTTTCATGCGGCGGTCCTCCCAGTGGATCGAAGCCATGCGGCGAACTTCGCGCTGGGCTGTTTGCTGTCGGTATCCCACACGAGATCGCGGACGTAGCGCGGAAGATCGGCCCAGCGCGTGCCTTCGTCGCTTCCGCCGCGGCTGTATTTGCTCGTGGGAAATTCGTCGTTGAAAAACTCGCGCCAATACTGCGGCTCGTCCGGAATTATCGGCGCGGCCGGTTTGGCTTTTTCTCCCATCAGCCTCGGCCAGTATTTTGCCAGGGCGCCGATCGTGAAAATTGCAGTCGGAAATTCGCGCCGGTAAGCAGCGAACGCCCGCTCAAGATCAACCGGCAAAAGATCCTTGTGCACCTCGCGAATCGCGCGCAGCCCGGCATTGATTCGATTGCGGCAGGGCTTCGTGATCTTG